CTCTATATCGGTAACCGTAAGATCAACGCTATTACAGGCGAAGAGACGTTCCTTGAGAGAGCAGAACTACTATCATCTGATGATGATGGTGAGGACGTTGGTGGTCTTGTCACTACCTTCGAACTGCCTGTTGCTTTTGAGCAGGAAATTACAGTTGATGGTAATGCTCTATTCAACAATCCAGTAACAATTAACGTTGATGAAGATGAACCAAACGCCTTCACTGTTGTTTCTAATGTTGATTCTTTTGCTGGCGGCGACGTTACTCTAGACAGTGCTTCTTGGAATAGAAGTACAATTGCTTCCGAAGGTAATGTAGTTATTCATCAGAACCAAGTATTCTCTGCTATCTTTAGATTAAATCCAAGAGGTAATACAGCTCTTGCTGGTCAGGATTATAGCATCAGAACTCACGTTGGTGCTTCTCCATATAATCCAACTAACGCCACTCCAAATCAAACAAATAGCAATTTAGGTATTGCTGTTTCTTATGGTAATGCTGCTCCTACTGCTGGTGATATTCTTCTCAAGGGTTCTGAAGTTGGCAAGACTGGATCATTGGGTTGGATTTTTGCTAACTTCTACACGCCAATCACTGCCACTATTGATAATATCATGGCAAGAGGTGGTAATATAGTTAGATTTAACATGGCGTCTGGTCAATCTACTTCTAATCTTGTTGTTGGTCAGACAGTTATCAAGATTGAAGGAGTTGGCGATACTACCGAGGGATTGAGATTTATCAGTATTAATGGTCTTAGAACTGTTTATGCTAAAGATTCGTCATGGTTTGAAGTTCTATCGCCAATTAATGTCACTACAGCTTCTTCTGACAGTCAAGGTGGCACTGCTATAGGAAATATTGGTAATACTGTAGTAATTTCTAGTGGCGAGAACAAGTGGAAAGAAGTTGGTGTTTTAGGTGCTGAGGCACTTAGAACAAATACCGAAGTTAATGGTCAATATGCTCTTGGTATTAACACTCTTGCCAGAACAGCACACAGTGATTATACAGAAGGATTTGTTTCTGCTGCCACAACTCCAAGAGCAAATCTTGACGTTGTTGGTAATGCTTTCATTAGCGGCAGAACATTAACTTCCACAAATTACGATGTTCACTCTACTTTAGCTGATAGAACATTCAATGATGTTAATAATGCTTTACTAGTAGGTGGAGATTCTACTGCTCCTGATGATGAGGCAACTCTCCGTGTTGCTACAAGTAACGGTCTACAGGCAGATGGTAACGCCAGAATTCACTCTGGTGGTCGTTTAGGTCTCAATGTCGAAGAAACTGACATGAACCACACCTTGACGGTTGTTGGTGATATGAGATTGACCGAAAATGCTCTATTTGAAGAGAATTTGGCAGTCAATGGTGGTTCTTTAACAAGTACAAGTTCTTCGTTCTCACTGCTTTCAGGTAATGTAACTCAACTATCATTTGCTAGTGACGCTACTACAATTAACTTTGCTAACGCTCTAGGCAGTAGTGATACACAGACATTCAATCTTTCTACGAATGCTGGTACTCAAACAATTAACATTGGTACGTTTGCTCTTACTAGTGAACTTAATATCCACACTGGAACTTCTGGTATTCAATCTAAAGTTAATATTGGTACTATCCAAAATAACTCAAATGATAGCACCAGATATTCAGTTCTTCAGTTTGGTGGTGTATTCAACAAAGAATCTAACTCTCTAGATACTGGTTCTGTATTCAAGATTAGAAACAGATTCTTCCAGGTTGATGGTGATACAACCTTTGGTACTGGATTTACTACTGGTTCTGGACAAGTCAATTTACAAGCTAACACAGAAAGGGTGAACATGTTCACCTTGACTACAAGTAAGGTTTACTTTGGTACTTCTGCTTCTAGATTGTACATTGGTGCTGATGGTGGATTTACCCAGATTAACAACAGTTTGACTGTTAAGGCAGCAACTAGAATGGAGGGTGATGTAACACTCTCTGGCGGTCTAAACTCTGGTGAGTTCGAAGTAACTAGAGGTTCATTCTCTACTACTGCTTCTGCTCATGATCAGGGAGATATTGATGATGCTAACATTGACCTCTTCACTAGACAAGATCTAGACAGAGCGATTGCCACCGATGGTAATCAACCATGGGGTGATGCTACTAACTATAAAGTCGGAACTCCTGTCGATGAATACTATCTAACCTTCGATCTTCCTAGCACAACTATCAACTTTGCTGTTGGTGCTTATGTCTTGATCGACCGTTCTAGACTTGCTATTGAAGATCCAACTAGATTTAGTGCTACTGGTGCTTCTGCTGGTAATCAACTTGTTAACTGTACTGATGTTACTTGGGTCAACCAATTAACTGGTGACATTACTGATAACTACGTTGAAATTCAAACAAATGGAGCAACATTTACTGATGGTACTAAAGTTGCTCAGATTTCTTCAATCACAGGCACTACTATTACTCTCAATAAGTCATTTGGTACTTTACCTACTACGAGTCTCTCACTAATTGGTGGTGAATCTACACAAGGAGATGCTCCAATTGGTGAACAGTACAGCGAACTAGTTCAGATTCTAGAACTAACAAACCTGAACGCCATTGGTACTGATTCTCCACTTCAGATCAAGGTCAGAAGAGGTATGAACCAGCGTACTGAAGATGGTGATCTTATTACAGGAACCCCTGCTGATCAACCTGCTGGCACTCCAAATAGTGGTTACAAGTTTGTTAGAGCTGACCACCCTGCTAACACTCCTCTTATTAGATATAACCTTGCTGAAGATGTTAGCTATATTGAAGATGTTAATGGTTTGCCAGCAGCAACCAGCGGCACTAGTGCTGATGTTAACACTGGTGACTTCTCTGGATCTATTGGTATTGGTGACATCCTAAGATTCAGCGACACTGAACTTGCTATCATTACTGACATCAATACAACTTCACCTCAGAAGTTTGTAATTACTGATGGTAATGATACAACCCCTGTAGTTCAGTTTGAAGTTGATTCAACTAATGGCGATACGGTTATCACTGGTAACCTTGAAGTTAATAAGTCGATCACACTTGAAGGATCTACGGCAAATGATTCACAGAAACTAATCATTACTAATGGTTCTGGAACTACTACATTCTCGGTTGATTCTGCTGATGGTGATATCTGTTCACGTGGCGATCTCTGGATTGGTGGTCCTAATTGTGACCGCCTAAGAGTTGATGGTGACACTGGAGATACCATTTTACGTGGTGGTGACTTCCTCATCAGTGGTGATGTTACAAGTAATCAAAAACTGTTTGTTAACAATAGCAGCGGTAACTTAACTCTTGCTGGTGTTGTTAACATCCAAGGTTCAGCAATGAACAACTTTGATGGTAGCATCAAACTGAATGGTGGTCAATTCCAGGTCAATACAATTGATGATTCTCCTGAATGGCAAGCATCTACTTCATATGCTGATGGAGATACTGTCTATTACAGCACGAATATATACACTGTGAATACTGATGGAACTTCTGGTTCTACTCCTCCAACTCACAGCACTGGTAGTCAAACTATTAACGGTATTTCATATACCTTCCTTAAGTTACGTCAACCAGAAGAACTCTTTGAGGTTGAAAGCGACGGTTCTATGAACTTCGCTGGTCAAGAAGGATTCTTTACACCTAAGGGTGCTAGAAAGTGGGAGTTTGTTGGTGCTGGTACTCAACTACATCAAGCAGAAAGCAATGTCAATTACTTCGTTGCCCCTTCTGCTGATATGACTATTAAGTTACCATCCGAACCAGGAGTTGGTGATGTAATTAGAATTGTTGATGTTGGTGGTAATCTAACGTACAACATCTCTCTAAGAATGAGAGCTCCTGACAACGTTGCTATTCAAGGTGATAATACAAATGGCAATTCACCTAATCTATCTTCCACCGACTATGATGGTGGTGAATTGGTTGTACAAACACCTCATGCTGCCTTTGGTCTGATTTATCTTGGCAGCACGAATTTCGATGGAACATCTACTGGTGCTCCATCCTCAGCACTCGGTTGGTGGTTAATGGAGATCTAATCTAAAAATGCCAGGATACGCCGTAACAAGAACACAAAGAGCCCTCCCTATTGGTTCAATGCAACCATGGGGAGGAGACCTATCAGACATTCCAGCAGGATGGTTGTTGTGTAATAATCAAGAACTAAATGCTGGTGATTATCCACTTCTAGCACGTGTACTTAGAGACACCTATGGTGGAACAAGTTTTCAAGGAACATTTCCAAATTACACTGGAACGTTCCGTTTACCTCCAATGAATGATAAAGCAGCTGCCGATATTTCTACAGGATACTTTGGATTATATTCTGGTAGTAATGTTGATGCTTGGAGTGCTGGTGCTACGGTTTATGATGGAGATATTATTGTCTCTAGTGGTAAGTATTATTTGGTTCAACTTACTGATTCTACTGCCGCTTCAGGTACTCTAGGTACAACTGCCCCCACTCACACATCAGGAACTCAATCTAATTCTACTAGTGTAAATTTAAAAGCAGAAACTATTGTTGCTGGTGCTGTTCCTTCTCCAATTGATAATCCCGCTGCTTTAAATATTGTCAGGAATTATATTGGTGATTCTATTGGTGGATTTGAACCAGGAGATTTAGGTCCTCCAAACGTACAAAATGCTCTAACAGATATTAGTTTAAAATACGTTCCAGATCCTAACGGTACTATTGTAGCAGTTTCTTCTGCTGGAACTGCTCCTAGTGTATCTTCTGCTAAAGTTTATACAGTTTCTGGTGATGATGTTGAACCCACTACCAATTCAAATAGTGGAGATAGTGTTACTGGAACAGGCGCTGCTTTCTTAGTAGTAATTAACACTGATGGATCTTATTCTGTGGCAACAAAACAAAAAGGATCTGGATATGAAATTGGTGATCAATTAAAGATTGAAGGTGATGTCTTTAGTGCTGATGGTGGTGTAGCATCGACAAATGATTTGACAATCACTATCAATCAGGTTGGTGATTCTTATTTTGAGGGTACTATTACTGGGCAGAGTATTATTAAAGGGTTTGGTATTAAAGATGTTTATATTATTCCTAGAAAACTAGGAAGATTCCACATGGCACAGCACTTCCATGAAGGATTGTATAATACTCTTAATTATAATGATGCCAGTGATCGTCCAGGAAACGGTGCTTGTGTATTTGCTACCCCTGATTTTACATTTGCGGATTTTGCTTCTAGACGTAACCCATGTCCACCAGAACAACCTCTTGGTATTGGATGTCCAATTGATGTTCCTTTAGAACTAATTTGTAGTGCTAACCCAGGTGTTTATATTGGAAGTAATAAAACCCAAATTACCAATATGCAAACATCTCCATTTACTGCTGGTGTTGGTAGATATGCTATTGCTATTGCTGGTGGTGGATTGCCTTTGAAAGGATATATTCCTGCTGGTACAGCACAAGCTGGTCATGGTGTTGGAAAATCGTGGTTTGATGCTGGTACTGTTAAGAATTTAAGAGATGCTGCTAATCAGACATCTATATCACAGACTGCTAATAAAACAGGATCCGCTGGACAAAAATTAGCATGGTTAAAACAAGAAGGTGAATTCTTCCCTGGATTTACAGTTCCTTTCTCCGATTCTTCTCAAGCAGTTGCTACACCAAACGTTCTGAAAAAAATCGATAACAATGATCCTGGTGGTGTTGATCACGGACCATTTCCAGTGTTGTTCAACCATGCCGCTACTGACTTTTTAAATGATACAGTTCAAAATACTTTTGGAAGTGTTGATATTATCGAATCCCACGATCATGATGGATCATTCTCAGTTCAATATGATGGAACTAACATTGATGTATCTGAACAGATACAGGTGAAAGCACAACCTGTAGTTACTCCAGATAATATTCCTAACGCTTTACAAATCAGATTTACTACTAGAGTGGCATCACTCACAATGACCAATCTCATCAGGGCTTACTAAATGGCACGCTATTACGTTAACGAAAAAGCTAGGTTTGGTGGTGTCGCTGGTACTATCATTCCTTTTCCACAACAATTGCCAGCAGGAAATACTCCTGATACTGGTAACTGGAGGAAATATTTGCCAGCAGGATTTTTAAGATGTGATGGTTCTGTACTTAGTTCTTCTGAGTATCCTGTTTTAGCAGAAATTTTGGGGACAGGGGACAATTGTAAATTCAAAAAAGATGGGCAAGATCTTGCTGCTAACGAATTTGCTTTACCTGATTTAGGATCTAAGTATATTTCTGGATCTGCTTCTTCTGGTACATTTTTAAATTCTAAAATTGAAAATACTGACTCATCTCAAGGATATAGAGTAGGTGCTGAGGTTGATATTTCTTCCTTAGTTGGAGACACTCAAACAATTACATATGGAGGAAATTTTGAGTTAGTTCCTTTTACGCCAAAAAGCTTTATTGGTAATCCTCAGTTTAAAACTATTTCTTCTGATGGAAATACATTGAATGCTTTCCTTAGTGATCAAGCATTCCAAGCACATGGTCATGATGCTACTATTGGCGTTTTTAGTTATCTTGGTAACTGGTCTGACTCTCTTTTTGTTAGTAACGACGGTGCTGCTTTAGGTGGTAATGATGCTCAAAACGAGGGATCTAATAATCTAGTTCAGGTTCAACAACCAACAGGATCTTCTGCTGTTGTTTCTCACTCACACCAAGTCGTATTTCCTAGTAGTTCTGATATTGCTGACGCTAATGAAATGACCTATCAGCTATTAGAACCTACTGTTGGTGAAATTGAAATCGATCCTTTAGGACTAGAAACTACAGTTACTATCACTACAGAAAATATTTACAAGTTGGATGAAGCAACTCCTCCATATATCCTAGTAGAATACATTATCAAGTTCTGACATGGCAGCAAAAGTAGTTTGTATATCTGTAGTTGACGAAGCGGATACTTCCACTCATCTTAATAATAGAAATAGTGATTTTAATAATTTTAGAAACACATATCCAAATAGAGAGATATGGTTATTAAATCCACAACCATCGTATACTAGTCAACTAGGTATTCCTAACAATTGGAATAGTGATCCTTTAGCATTTGGTCCTATTACTGTTAGTAGATTGGATTCTAGATATGGAACGTCAACTGTTCCACCAACTTCTGATTGGTTTGAAATTACTGGATTAGATGATGCTGAATCTGGTACAGTTGTATCGTTAGCAGTTGATACTTCGGGATCAACTAGATTGCCAGACGTTCAAGATTCCTACGATCAATTTATTGCTGATTGTAATGCTGCTGGGTTTGTATTAGTTGTTAATACTACATTTTCTAACGAACGATGGATTCCTCCTCATAATGTATCTGTTCCACCAAACACTTCTATTAGTGTATCTCCATCAACTATTTTAAGAAATGGTAGTGGAGCAACACTCTCTTGGACATCTGCTGGTGATATTACTGATATAGCTGTTACTGGTGTTACAAATCCTGGTCTTTCTGGTAGTGTCACAGTTAATCCACAAAATACCACAACATATGATATTACTGCCGAAGGTCCTGCTGGAGATTCGGGTGATAGTGTTACTTTAACAGTTGTAGGACCACCTAATATTTCTTCTTTTACTGCTTCTCCTAATCCACAAACTAGCGGCACAGATGGCATTCCTAATTATAACACTACATTGAGTTGGTCGGCGTCATCTGATCTAACTGTTACCAGTGCCACAATCAGTTCTGGTACTTATTCTGCTTCTGTTCCAAATCCAAGTGCTAGTGGATCTTTTCAGGTAACTAATTTACCTCAATCTGTAGCTGGTAGTGGTGGAGCTAGTAGAACATATACATTGACGTTATGTCACTCGTTGGCATGTTCTACAGAAACAGTAACTGTAGAGGTTACTAACGATAATACACCATCTAATACCTGGACTACAGAATTTACTGGGTTGGAACCAAATACATCATATTCTAAAAATCTTGGAACTTTAGCTGGTATTGATATGATAACTAAAGTATCGTGCCCCACATCGGGTGTCTTTTTTGCTAATGGTGCCAATGGATCTTACGCTAATCCACAGTATTTTAGTAATGGTCAAAACGTTTATATGAAAATGACGACGTTGCCATTTAATTCTGACCTTAGTAATTTACCAGCAGATCAAACATTTGGTAAACCAAATCCCAAAACAGTTAGCGTTACTATTGGTAATTTAATGTCGTTTAATGTTACTTTTACTACTAGACCACCTAACATTGGAGAAACATTTAATTTTGATGGGGCATCTGGTGAATATCCTTATGAAGATATTGATTTAATTACTAATACTCCTAGTGAATATGCTGTAACTCAAACTCTAAATATGGATGATATTGATGTTGACGTTGAGATAAGAACTGATGATCCAAGCGTTGAAATTAAGATTAACAATGAACCGTGGCAAAATATTCAGGAGATTTAAATGCCTACAGTAACATTTAACACATATAGAGATGCTGGAGACCAAAACTACATATGCTTTTCTGGTAGTTGTGTAGGTCCTAATACTGGAACATCCTTTGTAGATAAACCTGCTGGCAGTACTAATGGTTATAGTACACAAGGTAGTGGACCAGGATCAGTTGCTTATAGAATTGATAGTGGCACACGAATTGGTCTTGACGATAGACAAGGTGAGGGTGCTGATGGTGACTATAATGATCTTATTGTAGACATTACTTCTGGTAATGCTCAGTTTCGTTCTGGTGGATTGTATGTTTATTATGATCCTCCTGTAATTAGTGGGTTTTCTGCTGCTCCTAACCCACAAACTAGTGGTACAGATGGTGTTCCAAATTATAATACTACATTATCATGGGGATATCAAAATGCTACTTCATTAACTTTAACTAGCAGTGCTGGTGAGTCATGGAATGTGTTGGGTACAACATCTCGTAATATTACCAATCTCCCTCAATCTACTGGTAATGGAGCAAGTAGGTCATATACACTAACAGCAAATAATCCTGATCGCCCAGCTGTTAGTGAGACAATTACAGTTGATGTATACAACGATAGAAATCCTTCTAATTCTTGGACTACATCTTTCACTGGATTGGAACCGAACACCCAATACACTAGAAATTTGGGTACATTATCTGGAATTGATATGATAATTAAAGTTGAAAGTTCTTCTAGCGGCGTATTTTTCTCTAATAGTTCTAGTGGTGGTTTTGCTAATCCGAAGTATTTTACTAATGGTCAAACTGTTTATGTAAGGACAACTTCTCTGCCTTTTAACACAGATACTAGTGGATTATCTTCTTCTGCTACTAATGGAAAAACGAATACTAAAACATTTTCTGTTAGTGTTGGGGGACTATCTGCTTTCAATGTCTCATATACTACTAGAGCGCCAGTCATTAAAGAAAACTTTAACTATGACGGAGAAGCAGGAACTTATCCTTATGAAGATATTGATTTGATTTCTAATACTCCGACTGAATATGGATTGACACAAACCCTAAATATGGATGATATTGAAATTGATATGGAAATTAAAGGTGATAAACCAGATTTACAGATCAAGATAAATAATGGTAGTTGGAAAAACATTAGACAAATTTAACATTATGGACGAAAAATATATCGGATTTTCTCAAGATGAAATTAGAGAAGATTTTAGAAAATTGATGGTGGCATCATCATCTCAAACTGTTCTATATGCTTTGTTTTTTGCTGAGGTTAGAAAAGATAGACGGTTGTTAGATAAATTATTCGAACAAGTAAGATATGTCACTGAGAAATATCAGATGACACCATATAGTGTTATCAAGGACTTTGATAATGGTCTTGAAAATAATTATACTGTAGATCCCCAACTGGTTTCTGACATTTACGAAGAAGCATTAGCAGAACTTGAAGCAGAGATGGGAGAAAACAATGCCTGAATTTCCAAGATCTTTAGAAGTAGTCAAACAAGAAGCAAAAGAAAAAATGAAAATCTGCTTACAATGTGAGGAGATGAATAGAGCTATTAAAACATGTAAGCAATGTAATTGTTTTCTTCCTGCTAAAGTTCTTGTGCCTGGATTACATTGCCCTCTAAACAAGTGGTGAAAAGATGTCATCAACTCCTGTATCAAATACATATACATCTGCTGAAAACGTTAACATTCCAGATAATCATGTCAATCTAACTATTACAGTTAATGGTGCTAGAGGTGGACAGGGTTATGGGGGTGGATCTAGTAGAGCTGGTGGTGATGGTAGAAATGGTACATTTCAATATCTTTCTTCTTATAATTTCACTGCTAGATCTTTAGTTCTAGCTCCTGGTGATAATGGTGATAATGGTGGTGGATATGGTGGTGGATCTGGCGGAGATGGTCCACATGACGGAGGAAATGGTGGACCTGGGCAATGGTCATATCAGCAAGGATATAACTGTGATCAAGGTAAAGGATATGCTAGAGATTGTGGTGGCAGTTGTGGATGTTGTAGTAACTGGTATTGTGGTGGTAGTCAGGGGAATGGGGATCCCTGTTGTGGTGGAGCACAAGGAACACCAAACGAATGTTTTTGCTGTTATGAACCAAAAACTTGTTACAACACAATTTATGTAAATAGTGGTGGTGGTGGCGGTGGTGGATCATCTAGTGCTGTTTATGATACCACTGCTGGTGCCTATGTTGCTATTTCTGGTGGTGGAGGTGGAGGTGCTAGATCTCAGGGTACTGGAGCAGCTGCCGCTGATTGGACTTCTGTTAATGGAAATTTTTCTGGTAGCTCTGGTAGTAATGGTGGAAATGGTGGTCAGGCTGGTGGAACTGGTGGAGGAGGTGGTGGTGCTCCTGGCAATAGTTACAATAACGCTGCTGGATCAAAATACAACACACAACTAGTATCTTTATCTTCTTCTTCTCTAGGCAATACTCCAAGTATTGTTGTATCTTACGATTTACTTGTCCCTGAAGTAGGAATTAGTGCAAGTCCTAATCCACAAACTAGTGGATTAGATGGAGTACCAAATTACAATACTACTATATCTCTTTCTCTTCAAAATTGGCAGTATGCTGTCCTTACAGGTAATGGTATAAATCAAACTTACTATCCTGGCGATACTTTATCATATACTGATAATAATCTACCACAATCTGTGGTAGGTAGTAATTCTCCTGCCACAGTTACATATACTGTAACGGCATATGCTGGATCTACAAGTGTAACTGACACTTTGACTGTAGAAGTTACTAATGATGAAGATCCTTCAACCACGAATTGGACTACTACATTTAGCAATTTAGAAAAAGAGACAGAATATTCGAAAAACATCGGTCAAATTGCTGGTGTTGATATGGTTATTGAAGTTTCGTGTGAAGACAATGCAGTTTTCTTTGCTAATGGCGAAAATGGATCTTATTCCAATCCACAATACTTTACCAATGGTCAAAACATTTATTTGAAAACAACAACTTTACCATACAACACTGACATATCTGGATTGTCTAGTAATGCTACATACGGCAAAACAAACACTAAAACTATGGATGTTGTGATTGGAACTGATACTATCGCTGTTAATTTTGTTACTAGAGCTCCAGTTATCAAAGAAACGTTTGATTACGATGGACAACCAACTGAGTATCCTTATGAAGATATAGACCTAATTACTAATACCCCAGCATCATCTCTTGTGACACAAACTTTAAACATGGATGATATTGAAATTGATATGGAGATTAAAGGTGACAACCCAGATTTAGAGATCAAGATAAATAATGGTAGTTGGCAAAGCATTAGAGAAATTTAACATGGCAAGTAGTAGAACAAAAACTGGGTTATGGAGAGTTTTCGTGCTTGTAAAGTCACAGCAAATTGGTGTGCTTGAAGAGTTTACAACTACTTACAATGATGAAGTTGTCAACGTAGAAGGAATTGATAGATATATCAATCCAGGTGATGATCTCTCTGGTGAAGATGAGATTGTACAACTTATTGCTAACACATATTTTGGTACGTTATGAGCGAAGTATTTCCTATTTTATATGGCATGGAACCAGATGATATGTATAAATCTGGTAGATTTACTCCTGACATTAATGAGCGACAAGAAATTACAGCAGATAAACCCATTCAAGTTAGGATCAATGGTGGTCCCTGGGTAAACGTTAGACCTAGTGACCTAAATAAATCTGAGGATAATACCTGAAGTATAGTCAATGCCATATAGTAGCAATCCTGTGTACGTTAGCCCTGGGGATAACGTACAGGTAAGATATCCAACACCAGATACATGGAATACGCAGGTTACTGTAAATCTTCGTATTGGTACGGGACAGGATCCTGATGGTATTACTTTTGGTACAAAAATTCCTGATGCTACGCCATCTGGATTTACTTTTACGGATCAGCAAGGATATTTAAATGCTTATGATGGCAATAGTAGCAATACTTTAACTGGTGGTAGAACAACTTTTCAAAGAAACACTACATATTATTCTAATTTAATTGAGATGTCGGGGTTTGAAGTCCCCATTGACGGTGCTATTTCTGCTAGATCTAACGGTCCTAAGAATAATAATACATCCAATACAACAGCACAGTTTAGGATCTTTAGAAATGGATCTTTTGATTCCTGGAGAACTACTATTAGTGGCAATCTTGCTGCAGGTACAGGTGGTATTCAACCAGGAGATAAAATTCAGTTAAGAGTAACTACTCCTGATTGGTATATTACTTGGACTAGAGTTACATTTAGTGTAAATGAAACCACTACTGGTGGTGGTCTTGGTTCCGAATATACTGCTGCTGGTGTAACATCTTCTGCTATCTTAACAGGAACGTGGGATATTTCTACTAGACCACAGGATCAATCGATTCCTGCTAGTGAAATTAACTTCACTGATCGTGTTGACATGGTTCCATACAGCGAAGGTGGACCACAATATTATTACCATCGTGTTGACATTACAAATATTGATACCGACGCTGTATTAAGAGTATCAACTACTGGTGTAGCAAGAGTAGTCAAGGTAGAAGGTGGTGGAAATGCTGCTGCTCCTACTAGTGGATATTCTACATCTTTAACAGGTGTTGTTCTTGGTGATGATGTATTTGTTAGGATGCCTAATGGTACTAATTATACAGAAAAAGAAAGCGGATCAATAACAGTATTTGCTCAAGGTGGGGAGACCTACACTAGAGGTAGTAATTCTTACGAGAACGTAGATGATGGCACAACATATGGATCTGGTACTTATGCTGTGTCACAAACTCTTGGTAGTGTAAGTGATAACTGGCAAATCTGGACAGAAGTAGATAGATATCCAGATGCTATTGCAGCAACACCCATTTTTACATACGGTATTAAGACAGAAATTAACGTTGTAGGTGGAGTATCACAAACAGGTTCTGGATTTAACTACACTGGTACATTTAGTACTACTGGTGGATCTGGTAGTGGAATGAAGATTAAACTTCTTCCTGGTGGATCAAGTGGTACTTCATTCTCAACAATTAGTTCTGATAATGGATATACTACAGCTTTCATTTCAGATCCTGGATATGGATATGCTGCCGATGATGTAATTACAATTGTTTCTCCTGGTGGTAGCAATGCCCAGATCAAACTTTTAGAATATGAAAAGATTACAATCTCTAAAACCGTTAATGCCACATGTGAACCTGGATTTATGTACTTTGCTGACATGCCAGTGTCAGGTCTTGGTACAGAATATACAGACGGTGCTTATGATAACCTAGAATCTCCTTATACTAATCTACAGAATACAACTCTCGGTTCTTCCTCATCTTCTGTACAAAGTATTAACGAAGATTTGAATGGTCAATCTGTAAAGATTGAAGCTATTATTGATGGAACTGGTGGTCAGATTAGAAAAAATAATACAGGAACTTGGGGCAGTCAAGTTATTGTTGAGAATGGCGACACGATCAATTTAAAGGTTAACTCAAATAGTACATTTGGTGGTACATCTACTGCTAAGGTTAGAATTATTGGTCCTACAGCAGGTAATCCAACTTTAGGTAACCCAACTGGTGGTCCTTCTCCTGCTTCTAAAGCAGAAAAGCAAACCACAATGACTCTTACTACTAGATCTAGAAGAGTTATTCCTTATCCTTTCCACGCTGAACCTGTTTTTCTTTCTAATCCTAATCAACAACACATTGCTGAAGTTGCTATCGAAGGTCTAGATGTACAAACAAATGCCAGTATTACTGCTGGTTCGGGCGATCTGAGTACAAATGGATCAAACTGGTCTAGTAATATTACAATTCAACCAACTGACACTACATTATATGTTAGAACTAATGCTTCTGCTTCTAGCGGAGGATTACAACAGTTAACGTATAAAATTTATAGAGACGGTCAGGAAGCATTCGATACATTTAGAATTTATACTCGACTATTTAATGCTTTAGGAAACTTTGGGGCATTACAAGCAGATGGTGAGGGTCGTACCAGTTATGCTACATTAGAATTGCCTTATTATGCTACAGAAGATTTTTATGTAACACTAGTTGGTGCTGGTGGTGGTAGAGGTGGTGATGATGCTCCTAACTCTCAAGGTGCTGGAGGTGGATCTGGTAATTTCCTCAGATTAAGAGTACAAAGAGATGATTTCCCCGATCAAACTGGATTCCCTGGTGTTCCTGACGGTAGAGTTAGAGCATATGCTCCCGATAAAGGAATAGACGGTCAAAGTTATATTCAAGGAGCTGGCGGAGGTGCTGGTGGATTTGGATATGCTTATGGTGGTTCTGGTGGTAATTCTGGTAATGGAGATAAATCTGGTGCTGGTGGTGGCGGTGGTGGTGCCGCTGCTATTACAATGTGGGATGGAACTTTAATTGCCATGGTTGGTGGCGGCGGAGGCGGCGCTGGTGCTGGTAACGATACTGAAGTGCCACGTTCTGATGCTTTTGGTAACTGGGATGGATATGGTTCTCTACAAACAGTAACCACTAACATTAACTTGGGTGGCGATGATGCTTCTGATGCTACAGGTCAAGGTGCTGGTCCTGGTGGCGGCGGTGGTGGATATGATGGAACTGCTGGATCATTACTTACTCAGAAATTAGACGCTAATGGTAATGTTATTCAAACTACCGACTTAGATGCTACTGGTGGTATAGGTGGTGGTGCTTATTATGATAGTACAAATACCACTATTCTTGCTGGTAGTACATTGGCAGGTCTTGGTGCCCCTCCTGGACAATTTGGTAGAGTTATTATCGAGTATGCCCCTCAAGATGTTACTCCAGATGATTTTGATTTTGATCAGGTAGATGGTATTGGCGTTAATACTCAGGTTGTTTCTTCCAGAGCACTGATTACTGGCATTACGGGTAAAGTACCAATTCAATTATCTTCTCCTGGATTTACTGCTACTGCTAGAGTTTGTAGTGCTGATACTGATGCTTCTTGTGGTGCTTGGGGCGCTACTAATATTGGCAATAACGAGTATATCCAATTAAGAGCAACAACGGGAACTTCATATAATACTCAATATGAAGTACAAGTTGAAGTTGGTGAAACAGCATCTACATGGACTATTAACACTGGTCCACCGCCAGATACTACACCAAACTTCTTCCAATTTACAGATGCTGAAGATGCTCCTTTGAGCACTCTAACTACTAGTGAGATTGTTACTATTAGTGGTATTAATGTTCCTGTACAAGTTACTGCTAGTGGTGGAGCAGAAATTAAAATCTATAATTCTGACAACACAGTAGATTTAGATTGGACATCTGGTTCAACACCAAATAATATCGAGAACAATCAGAAACTACGCATTAGAGTCACATCTTCTGCTGATTATAGTGATGATGTTGATGTTATTGTGACAGTTGGTACTGGATCTAATTCCGAAGATACCTGGACAGTTACAACCTTGGCGGAAGTTGACACTCAACCAGAGGGATTTAGTTTCTTGGATGTTAGTAACGCTAACCCCAATACAACATACACAAGTAATGTAAATGTTATTGAAGGATTGGGTGGTCCTACTTATTTCCAAGTAGATTATGGTGATAATGATCAATCCGATTCATCAACTCCAGCACTACCCATTATTCTCCTTGATGGCGTCGAACAACTTAATGCTTCTGGTGATCCACTAACTTATATTCAAGTAGAGAATAATGATCAGATCTCATTGAAATACACCACTACTGGTGTACTTGGAGAACCCAGAGAGTTTATCACTAGAACTGGTGGTACATACAATACAACATCTCAAGAAGTGGAAGGATCTACTGCTTATCCAGTGTATGAGACTGACTGGAAAGTAACTACTGCTGGATCATTTGTATCTAACCCAGCAGCATTTACCTTCCAAACAGTTCTAGCATCTGGAGCTGGTGTTGACACTAACTCAGTCGAAGTTCCTTCTATCTCTGGATTGGGACAAGTCACTCCAGTTGTTACTACAAATGGATTAAAAGTTTCTATTAATGGTGGTGCTTTTAATCCATCTTCTGGACAATATACAGTAACTAATGGTAACACTATCCAAGTACAGTTAGAATCTTCCGAAATTCCTGGATTTACTAGAACTGGATCTATTACTATTGGTAACTATACGACATCATTTACGGTACAAACTCCTGCTGCTGTACAAGATCCCATTAAGAGTCAGTGGTATAGTTCCATTCAACCAGTTAAATATCTTGTTGCTGGTGCTAATGCTGGAAGTCAGATCCGTTTTGATACTAAGTTTGATGGTCTTCCTATTGGTTCTATGATCCCTGTGTTCCAAGATGGAACACAAAGTGATAACTGGGGAGATCTAGATGGTGATTTTACTTCTAGATTCCCTGGTATGCTTTACTGTGATGGTAGTTATGTAGAACCAGAAGATTATCCTATGCTGTTTGCTGTACTACAGTACAGATATGGAGCTGAAGCAGTAACTGGAGAAACATTTAGTACCACATTATATGATATTAATGGTAATATCCTCAAGGAAGATGGCGACGCTAAGATTTTGATGAGGTTACCTGACCTCAGAAATAGATATCTTAAGGGAACTGGTGTTATTGATGGTACACAGTTGTCATCACCTGCTTTAGCACCTACATACCAACCAACTAAACTTCCTGGAGCTCCTGGTGATCAATCTCCTGGAGCATTTGGTGGTATGTGGTATGTTGATACCATTGGAGATCCTGGAGTTGGTGAACTTGAACAAGTACAAACACCTGCCGAAGGTTTACCAGCAAATGAATCTGATTACTTTGGTATTGCTCAGGTACAAACCACTGGTTATACTGATGTCAGTGGTAATGTTGAGTTCTTGGTATCTGGATCATGTACAGCTGAGGTAAGCCTTAAGAAACAAAAAGTTTATGATGTTCCACTACACTTCCACGAACTTGTTACTGGTCAGAAAGACCAAGGAGCATTCAAAGGTCGTATTAACTGGGGTAGTGATGGTGGATTTAGATCTCCTGCTGCTAGTGCTAGTGAGACATTTGTTGGTAAATTGAGCACAACATATGAATATGAGAAACAATATAGTTTTAACCAATGGGGATACTTGACTAGAACTGACGTTACAGTTCCTGATAATAATCTACCACCATCTGCTTATTGCCCTGGTAATGATACTGAATGGTGGGATGGCACTACAGAAGATTGGTCAGATCCATCTGGTTTTCAAGGTATTTCTGATATTGGTAATCCATCAGATCCTTTATTAGTACAATCGGGCGATATGTCTCCTGGTGGTTCCTCTTATACTGAAATTAATAATTATATCGATGTTGCTGGTTCTCCATGGGTAGGTAATGGATCATCTGACTTTAATGGTGTCACTGGCGCTTATAAACAGTTTACTAGTGTTGATATTCCAGAAAGACAAGCTACTATTAAAGGATATAATCCACCTAGCAAGTTGTTCCACACACATTATCTTTCTCTAACAGCACCATTTGATGATGATGGTGAAATGTATAGTCACGGTAACTTTGATACTTATGGAAATAAGAGTGCTGGATTAAATACGAACGCTAGCACACATGGTCTTGAATCTGTTGATGTAGAATTCAGTGCTATTGCTGATCTTGGTGTCCAGGTTCTTCCTGGTACATTTACATTATCTCAGTCAAAACAACTCATTCCAACACCATCACTAACACCTCAAGATGAAGTGGCATTGATGTCTCCATACACTTGGACCAAGTGGTTGATCAAGGCATACTAAATAGTAAAAAGAATTCTGACAGAAATGGCGTTCAATCCAGACGATTTTCAATTTGAATCTATTGCTCCTCCAGAGGAACATAAACCTATTCTGGAGTGGAATGCTCTCGCTAGATTTATTGTTCTAAGAACAAGAGGACAAAATAATGAGTGGGAGTATTTTGCCGCTAAGTTAGATCCTGCTGTTAATTCTAATCTCTTGACACATTGTCCAGATGAGTGGTCTAATGATAATGATAGAATTATCAATTTTGCCATTTATGAGGATGGTGAGTATATTTTAGAAAAAGAAAAGCAAAAGTTTGATTTTGTTACTAAAAAGTCAAAGTGGGTCAGATATGAGTATAAAAATCTTCAACTAGATGAAGTAAAAGAACTATTTGAAGTTCTTAAGGCAGCTATTGAAGTCAATAAATTAGATCAAGAAGTAATTAGAACCAGAGAAATTGCTGATCTTGCCACATCAAGTGAATATATTGTTGGTATTGATGAACAAACCAAACAAACCAAACAAACTTTATTGAACAAGAGTGATTGGTCACAGTTAGCAGATGCTCAGGAAACATATACTGGAGAAATTGCTAACTGGACTACATACAGAGCATATCTTAGAGATAATGTTAAATCATCGGAAAATTTTGATGATGTTCTAGATTATCTTGTTTGGGATGCTGAGTTTGAATGGCCTATTGATCCTGTTGCTTACCATAAACTAGATCCAGATGGTAATGCTGAGTATCTCAGTGTACCAGAACATTTCAGTAAAACGGTTACTGGCACTGGTAAATTTGCTAGTGAAGCATTGTATGGCAACATTCAAGCTGCTGCTATTACTATGAAGTCGAGATTGAGGAATGGTGGTATACCAGTCACACAAAGAATTTGGGAAAAAGTACAACAATACAATTTAAATGATGGTTTAGCAGGTGCTAACCTAGATAACTTAACTATTGTGGAGGAGTGACATGTTTGTATCTTGTAAAAACTTTATGCAGTGGATTCAGAACTACACTGAAGCACTACAAACCACTGTTGTACTACTAAGAACTGTTGGTCCTGATGGTGTAGATGATGCTACCAAAGCAAATCAAATCTACTCAGCATATTATCTGAACATGCAGTCAGAAAATCCTGCTATCTTTGACAAATTGTTGTATAACGAATTCACATTTGTGGAGTTTAGCGATGAAGAATCAGCACAAGACTTCTGTAGAGATAACTTCCCAAACGTTAAACCAGACGATACTGATTATTTCATTCAATACGTTATTTTTACTAATGGATTGTATGCTGGAGGAAACGATGGCATGAATGGACTGAGAGAACCAGAACCACAGACACTTTGATAGGTGTCACAGGGGGCTTGACGCCCCCTTTTTTATGGGTTACAGTATGACTGTTCAACTCAAAGCACTAATGACCGCCACTGTTGCCCCTGAATTTGTTGACTACATCTGTGAGTATTTTGATGAAAAACTCATGGATCCTGATAATTGGACTCGTCCTGTTAATGATAAAGCTATCGATGGGATTGATATTGTAAAGAAAGAATATGGTCTTTGGAAAGATGTTGTTAAACAAAACAACATTGGCAGGTTTCTTGGTACTAATCAAGAAAAAGTTACGATGATTGCTGATGACATGGAGCAGAATGGTATTGATTGTGGGGAACCTCCAGTCTATATTGATATTGAAACCAAAGACATTCTCACTGGTGGCCACCGTCATGACGCCTGTGCTCGACTGAAGATCCCTGGTTACATGTTTGTATATGTCAAATGTGTTGATGAATGGGCACGGAAACGCTTTGCTAAAGCACTCAATAACGAACGTGTGTTTCATGCTACGCTCAACAATCGAGACGAGGTGATCGAGCACATCAAATTTGGTATTAGCAAAGGACAACTTAAGTGTGAGCAAGATATTGTTGATGAAGTTCATATGATTGCTAACAACTCCCTTGGCAAAACTGCTATGGGTACTATTGTCAAGGAAATGGTGAGTTTTATTGTCAGTAATGGTAACTCACAATTTAAGACCGAACGTTATTGTTCTCATAATGACAATACGTATCAAGACTTTGTTGCTCGTTCTACTGACACTTATAAGACTGATGTACTTCAGAAGCATGATCACAACCATTACATTAACATGACTAACTGGGGATCACGTACTAATCCTCTAATCTCTCATGCTGCTAGGGTTTCTGCTACTAGTTGGCTCAACATCCAAGCATCTGTAGGTACTCCTACCCGAGTAGAATCTTTAGAAGTAAAACGTTCAAAAGTTCACACTGTCGTGCTTCCCCAATTAGCTGAAGATCTTGACAAACTTGCCATCTACAAGGTTGTCAATGGATGTTATCCTTGGGAGCATAAGAATTGTCAACATGCTTTTCTTGCCCAAGATTTTCATCAGGAAGATGTTGTAGCTGGACAATTTATTCGTGAGTGACACTTGAATAACTGACACAGACCGCCCACCACGGGCGGTTTTCTGCTATAATTACAAGGTAGTCAGCAAGGCAGTCGATGCTCACCCTTCGTCCTCACCAGCAGCGTGCTCTTGCTGCTCTTGAGAACAACACTCACGGTCAAGTCATTGTCCCCACTGGTGGTGGCAAGACTATCATCATGATCAAGGATGCTCAGCGTCGTCTGACTGCTGCTGCTACGCCACAGACTATTGTAGTGGTCGCCCCACGTATTCTGCTGGCAAACCAACTCTGTGATGAGTTCTGGTCTGCTTTCAATGGTGATGTTGATGCTGAGTTCTTCCACGTTCACAGTGGTGAGACTTCTTTCGGCAGCAGCACCAAAGTCCAGAAGATTCAATGTCACGATGCTGTCTGTAAGACTGCTGGTCTTCACCAAGTTATCTTCACCACTTACAATTCGCTCCGTCGTGTTGTAGAAGCAGGCATTGACATTGACTGTATCTATTACGATGAAGCACACAACTCTGTCCGTCGTGACTTCTTTGAGTCTGTGCTCAATGTTGATGCTAAGTCTTACTATTTCTTCACTGCCACTCCTAAGCACACTCGTTCTCCTTATGGTCGTGGCATGAACAACAGCATGGTTTACGGTCCTATTCTTGAGACTGTTCCTGCTCCTGAGCTTGTCAACAACGGCAGCATTCTTGCTCCTGAGGTTGTGTCCTACGAGGTTGACTTCGAACGAGTCAAGGGTAAGTTCTCTTACGAATCTGACAAGGACACTCTCACCAACCTGATCGAAGACATTGATGCTGATGGTAACAAGATCCTGATTGCTGCTCCTAGCAGTAAGATCATGTTCAACCTGCTCACTAAGACTAGTGTGCTTGACTTCTTTCATGACAAAGGTTACGATGTACTTCACATCACCAGCAAGTATGGTGCTTATGTGAACAAGACCAAGGTCAACCGTGAGCAGTTCTTCGACACCTTTAATGCTTGGGGCAAAGATCCTAATCGTAAGTTTGTGATCTTCCACTACAGCATTCTGTCTGAAGGCATCAACGTCCACGGTCTAACACACTGTGTGTTCCTTCGTCAACTGGATGTCATCCAAATGGCACAGACTGTCGGTCGTGTCATCCGTCTTAACAAAGACGACGCTGCTGACATTGCTTGTGGTAAGATTACCCCAGGCAAGTTCGAGATGTACCGTAAGTCCACTGGCAAGGTTATCGTTCCTGTCTTCAAAAACTACGGTGGTCCTACCATCAAACGTCTTCAAAACCTTGTCGATACTATCTTCGTCAAGGGTCTCCCCGCTGTTTCTGTCACTGTCTAATGGTAAATCAAACACGTGTCATCGGTAATCAGATCCTTAACTGGGAACAGTGTCAGGGTCTGATTAAGAACAAGCAGAACCTACTTATGGGTCGTCAAGCAATACATGATGCTGTTATCGTTGCCGATATTCCTTGGGAACAGGCAACAGATTATTACTACGCTTTATCTACTCCTGATCGTGCTATGGTTCGTAAGTCTGGGCAACAAGCTCAGACTGGTTGGTGGGATCCAGAGACACAATCTCTCACTAGAAATCCTACACATGCCCGTGGTATTCTAATCTGCCAGATGTATCTGAATCAGGCTGGAAAGTGTGCTTATACTCACACTGGTCCTTACAACATTCTGGACTTCCAAGTGGAGCACATTGAACCAGGAGCAGGTGATCATCCTGACAATTGGTTCCTGGTAGTGTACAACGTCAATGAGAATCGTAAGCAGTCTCGTATGACAGATTTTATCCGACGTTGGGAGGTTCGTGCTGCTAACGGTGAAGAAGAGTTTAAGAAGTGGTATTCTGACATGAAAGCAGCAGCAAAGAAGGGTCACCGTGCTAAGGTGAGCATTCTGTCAATGAATGAAGATGAACTGAGAGATTATCTCTTCGAGTGTCCTCTAAAGTATGAGAAATACATGTGGAGGAACATTGGTATGTCATCTCTCAGTCCTTCACGTTTGGGGAAAGATGGTGTACCTCGTAATGGCGGCAGTTGGGGAAACTACAAACCAGTTATGAATACTATTCTCCGTGAGTATCTTTTCGGTGATAAAGAACTGGCAAGTCAGATCTTCCGTACTGTACGTATTGGTTGTGCTAAGTATGTCGCTGGTGAGATCAACAATACTGATTATATTAGTATTATGTGTGAGTGTATTGAGTTGTCAAATCACCAGTGTCCAAGGTATAATAGAGAAAAGTTTACCACCTTTGTCCTTAAGAACACTTATTCATGGCCCCATCTCAAAAAGTAACCAACCATTCTCTCTACCGCTATGCTGGTGGAAAGAATCGTATGAAGAAGGATCTTATCAAGATTATTCGTGATGTCAACCCTGGCATCGAATATCTTGTGTCGCCCTTCTGGGGTGGTGCTAGCACTGAAATGCTGATCGCCAGTGAGGGAGTCAAGGTCCAAGGTTATGACGTGTTCCGCCCTCTGGCTGACTTCTGGGAGATTGTGTGTGGTGAGGGTGGTGCTGCCATCCTGGCAGACGCTGCTGAGCAGCACTATCCCTTAATTGATAGCGATCACTACAAATCCTTCCTCCCAGGGTTGGATAGTGAGGACAAGTGGGAGCGAGCACTGTCATTTTACATTGCAATCAAGGGTTCGTACTCAGGTAAGATCGGATGTTCTACCGTTCGTAGTAGAGCAGAGTTCAGATTGGTGGGAATTGATAAACTTAGGAATTTTCATGCTCCGAACGTGTCGTTCTGCCATGGGTCGTGCTTCGACACGATCCCAGCACACGAAAATGACTTTTTATACCTGGACCCACCATATTATGAGACCGTGAGCCATTACTATGGCAAAGATGGTGCTCTTCACAAGTCATTTGATCACGAGAGGTTCTGTGATACCTTGAAGCAACATAAAGGTGGGTTCGTGATGTCCTATGACAACAGTGATGCTGTTCGATCACTGTATCACGGGTGGACTGAGTTTAGATATCTAACATTCCCATACCAAATGTCTGGTACTAAACGCTATGATAAAACTGAACTGGTTATTGTTAAATACCCAGAGAAGGTAAAACCTAAAGTTGGAGCGTTGGAGGCATTTATGGTATGAGTTTATACTACACATCACTAATTTGTGTCTTTGCCATTGTACTGGCACTAATGGTGATTGACCCAAATATTGGTGTGTTTATTGATCTACAAGTCAGAAATCTATTTGTACAAATAAAGAGAACATATTATTTGATTACTATTGGCACGGTTGTTAAAATTAATAATTGGAAGCTAAGACGTGAAATTGAAAAGATGAGACGAGAGTATGATTTCCCAGACGACACAGATCAGTGATTATATTGTAAAGTATAAACTAATGGATGCTGATGATTCTATTGATATTATCACATACCTAGAGAAATATTGTAAATGGAAACCACATGAGTGGTACAACCACGGTAATGATCACAGAGAATCTTTCAACGACTTTGTGGTTACTGATAATGAATCTCTGTCTAAACAGTTTCAACCATTGTTACAACAGGGATTAGTTGAATATGCTAACACCAAAATGGGTAAATTCCCTCAGGCTTTTTTTAATACACACGTTAGATTTAACAAATACAGTGTGGGTGAGAGTATAGAGGAACATGTGGATCATATTCACTCTATTTTCAACTCAAGACCTTCTGGTATTCCTGTTTTAAGTATGGTAGGATGCCTCAATGATGACTATGAGGGTGGTGTATTTCACTTATGTGAAGAACCCATTGACATCAAAGCAGGGGAGTATATTATATTCCCATCGTTGTTCATCTATCCACATTATGTAACACCAGTTACCAAAGGAACCCGATACTCATGGGTATCGTGGGCATGTTAATTTGCTTTTACTACTATGACTATTGAAGGACGACCAGAAATTAAAGTGTCAGATGATTACTGGCAAAATGAATATGCCAAGCAACGTAAAGATAGGATGCAAGATGCTATCGATGATTATCTTCAAGATGAGAGGGTATCAGCACGTCAAACCTATGAAGAGATGCTGTGTGGCGTTCATGATGTAATCAAATATCATAAAGAGAATCTTAAGAAAGCTGAAGAACTGAGGGATCTGATGCTAGGATACCGTCCAGTTGACCTAAATCCTCCAGAGAGATATTAAGCAGATGTTCGAATTTGAGTCACTGTCACATGAAGTGAAGGAAGCACTAGCAGAAGATTGTGAAGACTTTCTTCTTCACAGACATATTCCTCTTCATTCACACTCTTATGATAACATTATTATTCAAGCCCTACGTGAAGGGTATCAAATGACTGGTTTCGATCGTGGACCTTATTCTAGTATAAAAAATGAAAAGTGTTGACATTAGTTTAAATGAGCGGGAGCTAAAGTTTCTCATTGATTTGATGTGGGGTGCTCCTATTGCCACTGTTAAAAATACAGCAGAACGCCATGGTATCAAAGACAATGATCTAGAAGGATACCTGGCAAAGTGCCTTGGTTACATGTACCTTGAGTCCGATTCCTGAACTGTCCACCCAACTGCCATGCCGAAGTACGATGCCCTATACTTTAAAAGTCAACGACAGGGAATCATGATCACTGACGACGCCATCGACCTCCAACTCCGCCGTACCATTCTCAAGTCCATTGAAGAGATGGACATTGAGATGCTCAAGCGTATTGCTTACGAGTGCCGCTGTGAAGAGATGGGCATCTATCCCGACAGCACTTACCTTGGATTTAATGATTGAGTTACCCAGTGATTTTCCCCATGAACCACCAACAGGATACAACTACGAGGCAGTTTGTCACAAAAGTAATGTTATTGCAATTTGGCTTGTATCTACTCGTAGGTGGGTGTACAATGGTGGCGATGAATCTCGTACTATCTGGGGATTCTACAACACAAAGAAACGACAGTACCACTCTCCAATCAACTCTACAAAAGTAGGTGATGTTGTTGATGTGAGTAAAACTAGAGCATACACTGCTATGCTTATTCTTAAACCAATGAGACCATCAATTTTGTCTTTTTGTTAACATATTAATGTAACACCAAAAACTTACTATACTAAGTAGTATAGTTGTATTTCAGATAACAACATGACTGATATAGAAAAATCCATGGTTGATGAGATGAAAGCACTCATCAAAGATCAAAACGAAAAGATTCGTGACCAAGATGACTACATTAAAGAACTACAACAAGAAATGTCAGACATGACCAACAGAGAGTATGATTGTTAATGTTCACCCTATTTGAGATTCATCATGGTTGCTCCGATGCCTGGCACAGTACAATCAAAGGAAGATGTAGAGATGTATCCAGTAGGCACGGAAGTAAGATACAAAGATCACCATGGTTGGGTCAAATTTTGTGACCCAGAGTCAGGTACATGTAGTATCTGTATTAGAACATTCCCTGAAGATCCAGCACGTAATGTGTGCTTGATCGTATACAAACATGACTTAGAGCATGTTATCCCTATCGTTGGCAACCACTCCCGAGGCTGATTATGAAGTACGCTGTTGTGTACATGAAACCAAAGAAGAAGAAACTTGTTATGGAACAGGCAGTGTTCTATAATCTCGATGATGCTTCCATGTGGGAGCAGCACATCAACAAAACCCAACACCTCAAGACAGAAATTATTCCAGTATTTGAATCATGAATGAATTTGAAGGCGACATCTTTAATGACTACGAGCTCCGTGAGAGCATTATTCGTGAGATGAGTGAACAAGAATTGTGGGAGACGCCTGAGACCCTACCAGAAGACCTGCTAGCAGACTTCTGAGGCAACCACCTTACGAAGTGTCACACGACCCCTGGGAGCGGCGCTCCTGGGGGTTATACTATATTCATACCAAACGAGGCAACCCCTTGAAGATCCAACAGTCCGCTGTTACCGTCGATTTCTTCCCTGTCGGCACTGGCAAACGCTTTGTCCAACGTGTTGTCTGGCACCCTGGTGCTGAGACCGAGATGACTTCCTTCCGTACCGTAACCCGCTCCGAGGCAATGTATGATGCTAACCAACGTATTAACAACGGTGGCACTCTTATCGACTTTAACCTTAATGAGTACAGTGGTAAAGATTACTCCCCACTATTCTGCTGATAGTGTATGTTCTTTCCTTCCACAACCACACCCTGATTGTAAATGATTACTCAAGAAGATCGTGATTTCGTCAACATGCTCTTTGATAATATGATTAAGCATGTTGACATGGACATGGTTGATCTCCATGATGACGACACCGCTGGCATCGAGGCAGTCCAGCTGCCACTTCTAGAACTGTCATGATCTCCCTCCCAAACCCCACCGTTTCACCCTATACTGACTTCAGTTCAGACAACGACATGACCACCGCCACTGCCACCCGCCAAGAGTTCTCCGACTTCTGTGCTCAACGTGATGCTCAGAACACCATTCAACTGAATGTCACTAAGTATGGTCTGATGCTCTGTGATGCTCTCACTCAAGATGCTCCTAATGGTTATGGGTTCTACCTGGACTCCATGGGTCGTAAGTATCACCGTATCTTCATGACCATTGACGGCAAGCGTAGCAGCATCCACGCTTTCATCGACAAGAAAACTGGTGAGGTCTACAAACCTGCTAGTTTCAAAGCACCTGCTAAGCACGTTCGCTTCAATCTGCTTGTGATCACCGAACGTGAGTGGTTGCTTCAACATGCTGACTGGGCTGGTGGTTACCTCTACAAGCGTTGACATCCGTCACAAACTCTGCTAAATTATTAAGTAGTTCATTTTCCTTCCCTCCCATGTTTTACGTTGTCGCTGACGGCACTGCTTATGTCATGGATCACGCTAACGACACTCCTTATGGTTGTGATGTTCGTGTTGATGGTAGCATCGATTTCGATTCTGCTTTTGACTTTGATCCCCGTATGGATGAGGAAGACCTGGAGTACACTGCTCACATTCTTCATCACCTCAAGCAAATTGCCCAACTCACTGAAGAACACTCCAAGGTATTTGTCAAATGAAGAAGTTTACTCACATTTCTGATCTCTTTGCTCCCATTGATTATGATGCCACACCAGTACGTGTTTGCCCACGTGCTGACCTTGAACCAGAGCAAGTAAATAAGTTCTGGAGATACCACGGTCGCTTCCCAAATGACTTCGCCCGTGCTATCATGGAGATCCTGCCCAAGGGTAAGACCTTCGTGCAATATGACCACCTCGCCAACTCACTCGTAATCAAATGAATCCCCTTCAACAAGAGCAACAATCTGTCTCCAAGCAAGTTGATGCCATCATGGCAAATCGTAATCGTCGCTTCAAGTTCCTTATGAACAAAGGACGTATGGAAGATGCCATTGCTGTTGGTGAAGAGTTCATGGAGTGGATGCTCCTTGATCAAGAAGATTGTGACGAAGAAATTCTGTATTATAAGGAGGGAGAACTTGAGGAATCTGTGGACCGCTAATGCTATTGAATCCAGAGGATCGATGAACATAAAACCCTTTGCTCCTATGGCAAAGGGTTCTTCTATCGTACAATGGGAGACTAATCTTCCTGATTTCCTTTGTGATGAGATCACTAGTTATTACATGAATAACGGTGAACCAAGAGATGGCACAGCAAAGGGTGATACTAAAGAAAAAGCAGCACGTAAAGTAGAAGCACGTTGGTCACTTCCATATGACTGGGTGCCTTCTTTCTTGGCTAACTATGTCAATCTAGCAAATGAATCATTCTTTCAATATGATCTAAGAGCATTATCATATACTGAGTGTCATCACCTCAAATACACACCAGGACATTATTATGATTGGCATTCAGATTCTTCTCCTGAACAAACTACATTACTTGCCCCACCATCGTGGAACGAAATACATCGAGATATTACAGAGTATGTGAGGAAGATCTCTTTCACGCTACAATTATCCGATGAAGATGAGTACACTGGTGGTGATGTTCAATTGATTGATGATTGTCATGGTAGAGTGCTGGTTACTGTACCAAAGAAGAAAGGTTCTCTTGTTTTGTTTGATTCTCGTATCAGACATCGTGTTAAACCTGTCAAAACTGGTACTAGATACTGTTTAGTAGGATGGGCATTAGGACCTAAATGGAAGTAAACATTGAATTAGGTGAAGATCTACAGCTAGAGTACGAGTCATGGTTAGCGGTGAAAGAATCGTTAGGCATCGAGCGTACCATCAACAATTTCCTCTATTACACACACAATTATGGTACGTTCGCTAATCCCCGTATTCCTGACGATAGCTAGTCTAGGAGTATCAAACTTTGCTCTCGCTAATGAGGACAAGATCACTAAAGGTTTCTATTCTTATGATGCCATGGGTTGTATGCTCATGCGTGAGTGTACAAAAGATGTGAAGGAAGTGTTCAGTATGTTAGACATCTCATCTAACTATGAGAACATTGAAGCATTCACACTAGTGACAGCAGAGTTCAACAACATGCTCTCATCACTGAATGATGTGGGTGTGAAAGTATATCTTGCTGATGAGAGATACTTCCCTGCTGGTCACCGTGGTGTCTACCATACTGTGAGCAATGCTTTCTTCTTGAATAAAGCATACATGGGCAATCCTGGTGCTTTGATGACAGTAATGAGGCATGAGGGATGGCACGCAGCACAAGATTGTATGGCAGGTAGCATCAAGAATAGTATGATTGCTATTATCATGCCAGAGGAAGATGTGCCTATGTTGTGGAGAACAATGGTAGAGCGTACCTATCCAGCGGCAGCAGTGCCATGGGAGGCAGAGGCAACGTGGGCAGGAAAGACCGCTGGAATGACCCAGAAGGCGCTTCAGGCGTGTGCTGAGGGTAGCATGTGGGAGACCTATGAGCCAACCCCGCTCACCCGTCAATGGTTAGAGGAGGAGGGATTCATAAAGTAATGTACTACGATACTATTCGTTGTTCCTATGATCTAGGACCTGGATTCTGGAATAGGAATCTACATACCAAAGAACTATCACAGTCCTGTGGATGCTACTGGATTAGTCCAGCAGGTGAATTGTATGAAGTTGATTACACAGGCACCCAAGAGTTCGTAGACAATGATAGAATGCCATACAGATCTAACGGTCAGCATGGTAGAGTAACACCAGTGGACATTACAACCACAATTAAAGTAACACCTGCTAAGTGGGATGCTCATTATGCTAAGTGTCCCACATGTTGGGTCACACTATTCCACGGCAAAATAGTAGAATTCACGTCATGATCAAAGTAACTCAAGAAAATGAAACAACCTTCACGATCGAGTGGGACGAAAAAGACCCAGGCGAAAGCATCTTCAACTCGTTCACGGAGCAAGACTTCATCGACCTCCTCCAATACTACTGTGAGCAAGAACTCTCGAAGCTCGAGTACTCAGAAAGCTCTAGCAAAAAATCTAGAGAAACTAACGACAAAATCGAAGAACTCACGGAGCACTTCTTCGAAGACCCGTACCTCCAAGCAACAAACGAAGAAACCTACGGTATCTACCACCAAGAAAACAACGAAGCGCCGTAAGGATGCGGAAGTTTCCGTAACTAACTCACGGAAGATAGAATTGTTTCCGTATGTGGAGACATTCCCATACTTCTTAGAAGACAAAACAGAGAACAAAAAATGTTGGTTTACCTGCTATGATCATGCGAGAAAGTACATCGAACGATACAACCCCAGTTACAAGTTATACTGTTACACTGGAGGAGGAAAGTGATGATCTAGTCCTGCCTATTCCTGAAGATATTCTTAAGGAGTTGGGGTGGGAAGAGGATGATGAACTAGAATGGGATATAAATGAAGATAACAACTCAATCATTCTGAGGAAAGTACAATGACCGATGCCGAGAAGTGGAACAGGGGACTGGATCTGTTCATCGAGAGCGTACACAAACCTGATTCCGCGCTCAGGCAGTGTGCTCACAACCAGGAATGTTATCATGAGCTCATGTGGGTACGTGAGAATGTGCTACAATACCTGAAGACACTACGATGGCAAGAATGAAAACTATGTGGGAGCGTTACTTACGGTGGTCTGATCGTATTAACGCTCCTTTTTATCGTCACAAGCATAGATTACTACTCTATGTTGCCTTATCACAAACTGTTATCGTGACGGTAGGACTACTCAATCTATTCAGACCGCAAGCATCTGTTACATCAATCTGTCAACAACAATACAACGGAACAACCATTTGCTATTGCCAACGATGAAAGAGTTTGATTATGAACTGGATTACAAACAACTTGACTTCACAGATCCAGACACTCGTAGA